CTTTAGTTTTTCAGGTTCTTTACCTGGCGAAGTCGAACGTGAATCTCCACCATTAATCACTTTTACTCCATCTTCTGCCATTTTTATATCTATTTCTTACCCCCTTTTTTATCTGAGGCCGCCCATCTCTTTTTAGACTCAAGACCCGTCTTATAATACGCATCTACTTCTTTCTCTGTTAGAGTTGCAGTATCAACCCCCTTTGGAAGAGATACAAACTGAGCCTTCTTCAAAGATGTTTTCATAATATATGGCCCATATTGCCCAGTACGCACCACATACTCTTTGAATTGCTTAATAACTCCTGCACCGCCATTCTGTTTTGCCTCCAATCGCTCAACCGTTTTCTCAATCTCTTCTCCTGCCTGATATGGAATTGATACTTCGCCACACTGTAGATAATCTCCAAACTTACCAGTCTTCTTCAGAATCGCTTGACCATTCCACTCCCCCACTTCATCTCCACGTTTCTTCTTTGCAGCATCATCCTTAAACTTTAGCGCTACCTCCTCTGTCATATCCTCAAACGCAACTCCTGACGGCCAACCCAAGAACTCAGTATCCTCCTTCTTAGCTTTCTCAATCAAGAGAAGCGGCCCCTTCTTTGACTGTACCGCTTTTAGACCATTTGAAAACTCTTTAATACGTGCATTTGTCTCCCCCTCTTTAGATTTGATTTGCTGCTTAGAACTTAGGTCATTATAACGGTCTTTGTATGAGTTCCACATATCTCTTAGTACTTGTTTCCACATCTCATTGCCTTCGGCGACCTGGTCAAGACGCTTCTCCATTTGTGATGTAAATCCATAATCAAATAGGTCATTAAAGTGTTTTAGCATAAAGTTTAGCACTGAACGGCCCAAATCCGTTGGTACCAACTTATTCTTTTCTGCTCCAACCTTCTTCTTTAGTTCCTTTGATTCGGCCGGCCAGACAGAGGGCTTCATAGTATATTCCTTTACAGTTACTTCTTTAGCAGGAATATTCTTTGTCTCAACATAATTCTTATCCTGAATTGTCGCAATTAGTGACGCAAACGTTGATGGACGCCCAATACCAAACTTTTCAAGCTCTCTTACAAGAGTTGCCTCTGTATAACGGCCTTGTGCCTTTGTCTCTTTTGGCTCAGCCTTCATATCAGTCCACTTAATCTTATCACCTGTCTTGAGCTTTGAGGCTTTATCCCAAGCATCCTCCTTTGAATCTTCTGATGCGTCACTATCATCATCGATTTGCGCGACCTTTCCAGCTCGCTTCCAACCCTCGAATGTTGTACGCTTCCATTGTGATAACCAAGTAAAGTCTTCGTCGCCTTCAATCTGTGTTTTTACCTTACAGGTCTCACCGCGCGCAGAGGCCATCACAGATTGAATGGTTCGTTGCCAAATTAGATTATATACCTTCTTATCATATGCAGACCAATCTCCTTCTGGCAGCTGAGTAACTTCCATATGTGTTGGACGAATAGCCTCGTGTGCCTCTTGAGCTTTTACATCTCCTTCCTCTTCTTTCTTTTCACTTGCAACCTTTGGCTTTTTACGACTTTTCTTCTCCTCTTTTTGCGGACTTTTTTCTAAAAAGTCCCCCACAAACTCTTCTCCATAATTGTCAGTAACCCACTTCTTAGCTTCAGTTGTTGCCTCTTCAGATAGAACAGCCTTATCTGTACGCATATAAGTGATGTGACCCGCTTCATACAACTTTTGTGCAATCTTCATTGCATTCTTAGGATTAATACTAAAGAGTGCTGACACCTGTTGCTGTAGTGTACTTGTAATAAGTGGTTCTGGGGCCTTTTCAGACCAGGGACGAATGTCTTTAGAGAGGATGATACCTTCGGGTGTATCGTGGACAATTTCCATATAGTTTAGGGCAGACTCCTCATCCTCCAAATCGTCCTCCATCTTTGCAGGGAACTTAAAGCCATCAGCCGCCTTCCAGTTTGCACTCAGTTGCCAACTTGATGATGCTTTGAAATTAATGATTTGGTCCTCACGCTCCACTACCAACCTGAGTGCAGGAGTCTGACAACGACCAGCTGAAAGACTTGGTGCTACATACCGCCATAGAAGGGGACTCATTGTAAATCCAATCATCATATCCAGAATCGCGCGGCTCTGTTGAGCATTTACACGGTTCATATCCAACTTACGAGGATTCTCTACCGCAGCCGTCACCGCCTTCTTTGTAATTTCGTGGAAAACTGCACGATGAGTTGTTTTAGGATTTAGTTTCAATAGTAGACATACTGCATAGGAAATTGCCTCCCCTTCACGGTCATCATCTGAGGCCAAATATACGGTAGTTGCATCTTCTGCTGCATCTTTTAGTTGTTTAATTGCTTTAGCTTTTTCTTTTAGGAATTGATATTTTGGCTCAAAATCGCGGTCAAGACCAATTGCATCAAGGCCCTCCTCTAATGCACGGATATGACCCATAGTCGCGATTACTCGCCATCCTGGACCCAGAAAACCCTGGATTTTCTGACACTTTGCTGGTGATTCTACAATTACGAGATTAGTCATTCTTGGATACAACTTTCGGATAATAATTTCGATTATCAAATTTTCCAGAAAAAATCTATATTATTAATATATAGCAAAATGATGAAAGGAGCTACTGAAGTTACCCTTGAAACTGTTCTCATTTCCCTCTTAAATATTGCTGCTGTTTATGTGGCCGCGTTTACTTACAAGCTCAACTGGGTTGGGGTGATGACCGTTATGATTATCGCCTCCCTCCTTACGGCGGGTGTTACCCACTTCATTCTATCTAAAATGATGGCTGTACGTGGCCGCGCTGAAGCTGTTATCAGCGAAGGTCTTGGTGTTATGGGCGTGGCTCTCCTATCTTCTCTTGCTGTCCTTGTCATACTCGTTAAACGCTTTAACCTCCCTGAAGCCCTCGGTATCTCACTATTATCTGGTATCCTCACCAGCTTAATCCGTCATATGATGGCCTAATTTAGGGAATATAAACTAATCTTACATTCGTCTGTATAAGATAGAATGGCCACTATTAATCAATCCAGCGGTCAAGGTGCTCTCTTTGAACTCGTTGCCCGCGGCAATAAAGATACATACTTTCTTAAAGACTCTAAAGAAAGCTCTTTCCCTTATGATGCAAGCTATAAATCATCCGCTCATCACCTTGCAGAACGTAGAACTATTGTTCCTATCAATGGCGTATCCTGGGGAAATACATTCGAAGTTGAAATTGACCCCTATGGCGATGTTATGACTGAATGCGAATTTGAAATTGAATTACCCTCCTGGTTACCCGACCTCCCCATTAATTCTTCTGATAGAACTACTCTATACCCACCAAATGTAGCCAACGGGCTCTATCCGATTACAAGTACAGCTGACCGCTCTTATGGATACGTAAATTATGTTGCATACTTTCTTTTTGAAAGAATACAATTCTACCAGGACCAATTCTTAATTCAAGAATGGAGTGGAGATGGTTTACTTGCAAAACAGTTATCAGAAGGGTCTTATACCAGCAGTTTTTTACAACAAACCTTAGGAGGATTGGATGAAACCAAAAATCTATTCACTAATATTACCACTGATAGGGGACTACAACTTAGGGCTACACCTGGCCAATTAAAGCTTAAAATACCACTGCCTGGAATGCAATGTCCTGGAGATGCAGGCTTCCCCCTTGTTGCTATGGCGTGGCAGAAATTTCGTATTAAGGCTACCCTTCGCAAATTAGAAGATTTAGTTGTATGTAGTGATATTTCACCTACATTTAATAAACTACAAAATCCCAATACATTCTATCCTTGGGGGGAGGGTGTAAGTTATAAACTGGATTTTCAAGATGGTTCCCCCAATTATACTTTTGACCCTCTTCGATTAATAGACATTCCAAATCCTACTATACTTTTAGCAACAATTCAGCACTATGTTCCACCAAGAGTTCAAGAAGAATTACGTTCAACTCCTATTCAGATTCCTTTTAGACGCCAGTATGAAAATAACTTTACATTCGGTGAGTTGGACTATATTCCTTTAGATAAAGGTGGAACTGCTGCAGTAACACGTCGTTTAGATGGGCGGCACCCAACTGAAAATATTTATTGGTTTTTCAGAACACAAGCTGCTCTCGACAAAAATGAACTGGCCCAATTTCGCAATGATTACTTTAATACAAATCCTCCTACCGCAACTAATCCCTATACTATATATCCATTCGCTTTCTTTTATCGTCTAAAACTTATTATTGCTGGTCGTGACCGCGAAAATATTCACGAACCATTTATCTGGCAGGAATTAGAACAACTATCAAAAGATGAAAAAGCAAGTGGTTTGGGAATTGGTGAAATGAAATGGTCTACTGGTGATAATTATGGTGTAATCTATCCTGCACCACGTCAACCTGAAGGAACTGTAAACTTTACAACTGCAGATAGACCAACACTGTATCTTGAATTAGCCAATATCAGAGGCAGCAATGTTGATGGAAAACGTAGGTCAGAGTTCCGTGTCTTTACAGAGGGCTGGAATGTTTATGATGTACGCGAAGGGCGCGGAAGATTAATGTTCGCCAATTAAGACCCCTGTATTTTCGTACACTTTTTTCTAAATAGTGCTAATAGGCAAAATGTATGCAGTACGGCACAAAACAAATAAACGTCATCAGCCTATATGCGTTGGCATTATTACAATTCCTCACTTGAAAAAAGTGAAATATGGCCCAACACACATAATGAAACCCTACGTGGATTGGTTCGAGGAACGTGGTGTTCGTGTTATCCCCATACCATATGACACCACCCAACACGAAATGTACTTCAATATGGTAAATGGCCTTTTCATTCCTGGTGGAGAGACTACTTATATTGTCAAAAATAAGACCTTTGTAGATACCATTACAAAGTTTTTTGAACTCTCTTTAGCTGAAGATGAGTATTTTCCTATTTGGGGAACTTGTTTTGGATTTGAGTTATTAATCTTTTTAATTGGTGGATTTTATAAACTCAAACACTATCCTGCTCGCGGCTTTTATCCACTACATATCACACCCGCTGGATACACTTCTCGAATGTTTCGGTCATTCCCCCAAAATTATCTACACTATCTTGAATACCATAAATCCTGTAACAACAATCACGAGTTTGGTATATCACCAACCGATTTTAACAACAATGACCACCTACGTAGATTTTATAATATACTTGCAACAAGTGTAGATAATAATGGGAAAGAATATGTTGCAGCAATTGAGGGAAAATACTATCCTGTATATGGTGTGCAATGGCATCCTGAAAGACAGAAAACAACTGGACATTTTGTTGATTTCTTTATCTCTGAACTCAAAAAGAATAAACACAAATGCACCCCCTATCCATTTTTAAGAACACTCATAAATCCACATAAATGTATCCAGTATCCTGAACACAAAAACCTACTCTGCTATTTCTTTTAAGCTGCCAAAATTGCTACACTTAAAGCCTACATCATATAAAGTGTATATGAGCTGGTTTTCAAGTGCGTCTAAACCCCAATTTTTAAAGAAGTACGGGGGTGTAGAGAAAATGTACATCCACTTCTACACCTTTTCCTACACCTCCAAAAATGAAGTTAATCTCTTTTGGTATACCAGTGACACTGAAAATCTTGATTTATTCCTTGATTTTAAATACATTTTTACTACACTCAAAAAATATGGTGTATTCAGTGCATTCACTGGTGATATCTTTACCATCAGAAACCTTCACAAGTACCGAGAGCAATTAATTCTACTTGGAGTAAATAAAGATGATATAGTCAATTTACGTTTGCTTGATGGAACTACAAAGGAACTACACTTATCTACTACAAAAAATATTACTGAATTTAATGACCTCTTTGATATTTGCTTTGAAGACTATGAATTTATTAACTCCTTTTCCAGCGAAAATGAATTATCTAAAAAGCGTATTGAAGTTGAAATTGAACCTACTATAGCACCCATTTGGAAAAGTTATAGTTTAATTACACTTGAGTTCATTAAAGGAAACTATATTATCCCATACCACCCTTTCAGTTTATATCCCACTGACGTTATCAAAAGTAGAATTAGCAATGCAACTCTAAATAACTGGTTTAATACTATGATTAAAAAAGGTGGATACTTTGGGACCATTGATACTCTTTTTAAACTAATTAACTACAATAATGATGAACCTGATACAACTGATAATGGTGATTGTGATACACTTGCAGATGATGATAATACAACAGTTGTTACAACTTCTGGAACTGATAATAAGATTCATCCTGTTGAATGGGTTAAACTGTTCTGTGATTTATACTTGGAGGAAACTAAAGGTACAGATATTCTTCTATCTGATATCTACCAATCTTATATCACTGCATCTGGATGGACAAATACCCCCACGTTGTCAATGGCCAGCTTTATCAAAAGACTACGTGCACTTGATAGATTCACAATTAAACGTCGCTCTAAGGGTATGATGGCGATTGGATGGTCCTGTATTGTTTCCAGCCAGGAAGGCTTCTTTGAAAGTGTACGTAGAGGACAGTCCTATAAACGCCAGCTCCTACACTACACTCCCATTATTGAACTCTATCCCCTCATTCCAACCGATAATGGTGTCTTAGAAATGTATAATCAAAAATATGCTCGCGAAGCACTCATCCTCCTAAAACAGTCCAAAGTACCAATTAACTATCAAACAGTTGCCCAGTTCTGTGCTATTCCACAAATTGCTAACCAACTTCCCTTCTACAAAGAGTATATTGATTATGTCATCAAATCCTATCAGGCAATGCGCAGCCAACTCAATGGCTCCAGGGTAAAAGATAAAGAAACTGGCTATAGTCAAAGAGTATTACAAGAATACAGAGACTTTACAACAAAATGCACTCTATATTTCCCTTTTAGTATAGGATTATATGACAGCTCTAACCCATCATTCTCTTTAAAATCCTATAATACTGAAAGGCAAAATAATACAGGTATTAGTGCATTTAATGAATCATTTGGTATGTTTGCTACCAGTAAACAATATCACCTGTTTCAACCTGAATTGGGAACACCTCAAAGTTATGATAATGCAGTTGGAGCAAGTATTGAAAATGATTTTAAAGATGCTAATCTTGTTATACAGCCTGGCGAGCGTTTCTATGAATTTAACCAAGGAACCAAATTTGTTCCCAATGTTCAACTCCGCACTGACCCAGAAGATAGCGGCATAGAGATAACAAAGAAAGAATTAGTTATAAATTCTGACGATAAATCCTTTCTAAAACCTGGAGCCATAATAGGTCTAAGTACAGGCGGGACGCTCAAAACAAATAAAGTAATGACTGCAGATGAAGTGAAGGCTCTACTGGAGGAAATTTCCCTGACGCCTGGAACTAAATTAAATGGAAATAGCTTAACATAAAGTTTCAGGAATATATGTAGGCAATATGGGCCAATGTTCAGCTAAGCCTAAACTTAGCTCTGTTACTCCCTATCCTCTTAATTCAAGTTATAAATGGATACAATACTATAATAAAAGTACACCAAATCTGACTAATAAGTATGTAAGACGTACTCGTAGTCAAAAAATTTATTCGTTCTTTACCTTTTAGGCCTTAAAACCATTCTTAATCCATTGTGCCACCTTCATTGTATCACTTTGTACATATAAAGGTTGTGCATTTCCATTTACAATCGCTAAAAATGCTGGAATTGATTTCACTCCACAGTATCCTGCGGTATAGTCATTCTCATCAATATCGCAAACATACCAGACAATTTTATCACTTAGATTCGCTAAGAAATCCATATCAAGGCGTTTGCAAGGGCCACACCATTCGGCACCGAACTTAATAATAACAATAGGTGCGTGGGGTTTAGGAGGATTTTTCTTTATCAGACTCTCGAAGAACTCCTGGCTCGGGAGGGACATCATCGTTCCGTGGTTGCTCATTCTGTCTAAACCGACGGTAAGTTAAAATCAATCCAGACACGACAATTATTCCAAGTGTTCCTATCAATACAAATGGCAGTACTCCTGAATCACTTCCACCACCCTTCTGTTCCAGTTTACTCAATGCAGCCTGTGCCGCAGACTCTGTAAAACCATCTGTCAAAGCTGCAGCAGATGGAGCCAATGTTAGAGCTTTTGTCGCCGCCTCTGCAGTTTGTCCCGCAACATTTAGCGTCTTACCTGCTAACTCTCTTCCAGTATTCAATGCCGTCTTCCCCAACGCTAATCCTTCTTGTGCAGTCGACAATCCTGTCTGTGCAACGGCTATACCAGAGTTTATAGTCTGCTTTAAAGGTTGCACTGCTGCTAATGCAGGTTGAATTGCACCCTCAATTGCCACCGTCGCTGGGGCTATCGCCGCATTAATTGCTGGTTTTAATTGGGTTGCTACTCTTGTTGTAGTATTTGTCAAAATCTTATTAACGCTGTCTCCTACTCTTTCCAGGGGACTTGTTATGACCTTCTCGGCCAGGGTAAGAGGTGCGGTGACTGCTGCTTCAACTGCACTCCCTGGGTCAGTAACAAGTGTTTCAACAAAATCTTCAGTTGATGCTTCAAGACCTTCTGCTACTTTTACAACTGCATTCTTGACACGTTGAACTGGTCCAAAAATCTTTTCTAAGAATGGGAATCTTGAAATAATCTTCTCACCTATTGTCATTCCGTGTTCAGCTGGTGGAGGAGCTCCAAAGTATTCCCAATATAAATTGATTACATCCTTTGTCTTAATAAAAAACTTACCAAGATTAAATAACCACCAGAAAATTGCAATTGGTGCTAAAATACCTGTAATTAAACACACTAACCTGATTAAACCTGATTGTTTATCACCGACAATGAATGAATCTAATCCAAAAATACCCCCAAGAATAAGTGCTAATGCATAAAGGAAAAAGGACATATGTTTCTTATCTGGTATATCACTTGCCAGGACTCCAGCAGCAATTCCCTTTGGGCCTAAACCTGGAACGCCTAATCCAAATACCTTCACTACATCTTTATTAAATACAGCCTGAGTTGCATCATACAGCCACCAAGTACCAAGTGTTAAAATATTCAGAACAAGTTTTAATAAGAATGTTAAAGGTGAGCGTAAGTAAAGGTGGTCAAGAGCAAGGAGCCCTCCTAAAATTGATAGACCCATAAAGACGTCATATGATAGATAAATGGCTCCTGGTCCACCCTCTTTATCGTTTTTAGCATTACTATTATTTTTATCAGGTTTATTAACCTCTCGCCAATACTCAATTTGAGATACACTCTGACTCATTACTGTCTACTGTGTTTTTTTGGAATAATCTTTGACTCATTTTGAAGCTAAGATTATTCTGTAAATATAAAGTTGTTTTAGCAATTAAATAGTGAATAGTAAGCCACCAAAACCATTAATCACACGGAATACATTGTAGTTATGCCCGTAAACAACTATCTGACAAGGCCCCCTCTGCTGCCAAGGCGCAATTGAAGGATTACTTAGAATTGGATTCATTTGTACTTGCCATACTATACTATCAATTCGACTTGCATTCATTGTTCCAGTTGGCTGGACATCTTCAGGGCGTAATGCAAAGCTGTAATTGTAAATATAGGATGATGGGTCCGGGGTAGAGGTGTGATGGTCATATGGCTGTTGTAATCTGAAATATTGGGGGCCTCTGTATGGGAATCTGTCATAACCATCAAGCTGCAACTTTGCAGCAGAAATTAAGTCTGTTCTGCCACCTGGATTATTAAATGGAATATTCAAAAATGGTGTAACTTCTGGTGAGGCCGTTTCTTCCAATGCTAAACTACTGTAATTAAACCATTCATTACGATTTATCATTTCATCACGGCGGCAGATAAACATAAATTCCTTAAGTGGATGATTAAATTCAACAGAAATTGTTGCAGTTGTTTGCTGTGCAGTTAAAGCATATGGAGGAGTGTATTGAACTTGGTCGATAAGGTACTCGTGTGAAGTTGATACAAACATACGACGCTCTTCAACATCCAAATAGACATATTCACCCCACAACATCATATTTACAATTTGCTTTGTACAATCAACATTAATAGTGCAAGCAGGTTTCCAATCAGGTAGTAATAATGGGTCTGCTGGCGGCGGCACCCAAAAGAGTTGTTGTAGAGGTCTTAATGTAATATTGATACGAATTGGATGATATTGTAGTGCAAGAAGAGGTAAGTATAAACCTGGGTTATTGCAAAAGTAGAATTGAAGAGGTATTAAGAGACGGAGGCCTTCAGACTTGACACCTGGAATTATGACTGGGGAAACATATTGATTCACACGTCCAATCATTTGGTTTAGTGCACCACGTTGAGAATCAGGAGTTGTTAAGAGTGTCCAGATTTCCATCCATTCACCTGTCTGGCGGTCAATCTCTTGTTCACCAACTTCAAATGTAATTTCTTGAATTAATGCGTGACCAACTGAATTAGTGTATGAAAGTGGATTTCCACTCGTATCTGTTAGTCTTGGCAATGTTACATCCAAATAGACTCTACCAAGTAAATCACCTCTTCTTGGTACTAAACACGTAACACGTTGACCAAAATTAGGTGTGCCGTCGAAGTACATAGGTTGAGATTCAGTGGCGAAGTTGGTGTGACGACGGTAAACCATTTTAAAAAAACTAATTTGGGGGTTACCCGTTAAGAATAAATCTTGCTTTCCTGTTGCAACAAGTTGTAATAAACCTCCACCTGCTGGCATCCTGTTGAATGTTCCGGATATTTAATAATTTATTTTCTTGCGCAATAAAGTTATAATATTTTTCCAAATATTTTGAATCTTAGCCGTTTTTAGATGAGTTCTTCTGGTATAACTCCTATAAATAGCGGTCCTCTGACTATTAGAACTTACCTTGGTAATTCTATAAACAACACCTATATTCTTGGTGATTATGACTATCCTGTGTCATCTAATCGTATTTTAATTACATCTACTGGCGGGCAACTTGTACCAACTAATAATGTAGCTGTTTCAAGTGTAACTGTTTCATCTGTAACTTCAAATACAACCTTTATCTCAACATCGTACTTATCTACAGTATTCTCGTCTGGTTCTGTAATTAATTTTGAAAACCAAGTTAATATTAATACTAATCCTCTTGGAGGGATTTCATTTTTAGTAAATGGTTCAACTGTATTTACTGAACCTGGTGCACAAAGTACCTCTCAAAATGCAACAGTTACCGTTTGGGGGCTTCCAACTGCCGCGCCTATTGCAGAAAAAATTGAAAACACTACCACATATACAATTACATCATCAATTTCTTCTGTCAACTTTCAACTTATTGGTGCTGGTGGCAATAGTACATTTTCAAATCCTCTAATTAGTCAATTTGACCTGCCAGGCTATGGCGCTTATATTTCAGGACGTCTTCTTGTAAAACAAAATGATAAACTCCAATTTACAATCGGTCAACAAGGTAACGCACTCTCTGGCTCTGGCGGCACATCTCTTGTTTATTTTAGTTCAATCGGTGGCGGGAACTTTGTTTCAAGCCTTGTCTGTATTGCTGGAGCTGGTGGAGGTAATGGATATGTTCCAAATCTTATCTCTTCAAGTTCTGGCGGAGGACACGGTGGAGGTGCAAATGGCTCTATCAATGTATCTAATATTGACTTTATAGCAAATGGTACCCAGGGCTATGATGGATTATCTACACTGAATGGCAATCTCGTTTCAGATACTGATGCTGGTAAGGGTGGTCAATCAAATGCTGGTGGGGCGGGCGGACCAGGTAATCCTTCTGGAGCACCAAATGATGGTACAGCTGGCACTACAGTAGATATTACAAACCTGATTGGAACTGGAGGTTTAGTAGCTGGGGGCGCAGGCGGTATTAATACACGCACTGGTGGCTGGGGTGGTGGGGGTTATAGTGGCGGTGGTGGCGGTGGCGCAAGTGCAACTACATCTGCTGGCGGTGGCGGCGGCTCTACATATATTGCAATTTCAACACTGTCAGATATCTTATCAAATGTAGTCTGTCTTGGAGGACAATTCTTTGCTGATAATAATAGTGGCAGTGCTTTTGGTGGTGGATTTGGTTCA